CAAACATCAAAGTATCAATGTGTCCAGAGAAACATCGATTCACAATATAGGCAGGATATTCCTTTTCAACAGAGGGGTCTTCATCAATCAGATGTTTCTTTGTATGATTAATGCTGTTCAACCAATCTTTCAATTCCATTGTTTTTCAATCGGAGTTTGTGGTATAAGAGAGTAATTAGTAACAAGAAGTTCTGTCTTTACATTATCCTGAGTATTCTTGTCACCCCTATGAACCATGGAATACCTCAACTTCCAATACTCAAGATGATAATCTTTATATAACTCAAGCAACCGATCATTCACATTGTAAGTGATCATAAACTTGTGAGGACATTTAAAAACCCTTGCGGCAAATAAATAATGATCAAATTTTTTATGCATCTCACGATTCTTTCCGTACAAGAAGTCTTTGATATCATAGGGAGGATCAAGGAATACAAAAGTATTCTCTGGGCCATCAGCATTCATCACTTCAGAGTAATCAATGTTAGTGATCTTCCAATTCTTGATAAGTTCTGAGAACTGAGCAAGTTTATCTGCACCAACAAGAGAAAAATTAGAGTTAGCGGCAGTGCGTGAAAAAGTGCTGTTCTCGGTCAGACCAGAATAACTACACTTATTCATGATGAAGAAAGCAACTGCCTTCTGAAAGTCATCATAGGTATCAATCTCAGTGGCATACTGATTAAACAATTCCTTTGCAAACTTATCTTTCTCGTCTTGAGTGCCACTCTCAAGCATCTTCTCTTTCTGCTCTCTGACACTCTCTGAGAGGTCCTGACCACGATCACGCAGTTGAATCCAGAAGTTATAAAGTGGCACATACAGGTCATTAATCCAAACAGGGATATCTGGATTTGCCTTGGTTATATCAATGGCAATAGAACCACCACCAATAAATGGTTCACGATACTCGGTAATTACTTTCGGATACCACTGAGAAAGAGTTTTAATTGCCTTGGACTTGCCTCCCGGATACCGAAGAGGTGTTTTCAGAGATTTCAGGGATTTCATAATCAGGTTTGTTATACTTCAAAAATTCCCAGAAGGTCAACTTCATTTCCTTCTGAGTCATACCGCAATGCTCTGCGGCAGTTGGTAAATTCATTGTAGCACGAAAAAGTGCCTCATTTGCCTCTTGGACATTTTGTGGTGTAGTCTTGACTCTCATAGTCAATATCCTTTATTTGTGTGAGAGAGAACTCCATCAACTTTGTTCAGTAGTTCTCTCATATCATCATGCAAGATACGATATCCAGTTCCAACATAAAGTTGTCCAAATACTACAGAGATAGTTGCAATACCCCAGAAAATATAATACCACTTAGATTTTACCTGTGCTCTGAGTTTCATTTCAGAGAATTCTTCATGAATATCTCGATGGTGAAATCTCAAAGACTTATCAATAATCTTATCAATTTTCTTTTTCATTAGAACTTTTTATCGGGATATAATTTTTTGATGCGTTCTTTTTTTTCCTTCTCTTCATCTTTTTTGGGATCGGACCAATTCACCGGCCACTTATTAAGATTCAATGAATCTTTAAACAACTTTATGTTAGGTATAAAAAATTTCATTTGAATTCACACTCCTGGATCAAGATTGTCCGGATACACTTTCATATCCTTTCTAAAAGTT